TGAGTAAAGAAAAAATCTCTATCGTATTGCGCAGTTGTCAAAGGATCTAAGAACACCGGCCCACCATTATTAAAATAGCTGACTACTTTTCCCTCATCTACCCTGTCCCTCATCATATGCCCAAAATCACTAGGTAAAGCATATCTATCAAACACTAACTTATAGCTTCCTTCGTCTACCGCGTCCTCTGCCCAGGCTAAGCTATTCTGAAAAGTCAATTGAGCCCCACTCGTATAGTCTACCCTAACCACAAGATTACTACTATTCTCTTTAAATAAGGCGCCATCTGTCAATGCTTCTGTCCAAGCAGTATCAGTATCTCCTTCATCTACAGTTGTTCCAGCTGCACTAATATCTACTGTACCAACAGAATAGTCCGCCTTTGTTGTTATAAAAGCTGACTTCCTAAGGTGTTCCTCATCTACTACCTGTGGCATAAAGTTGGTATAGCCAAAGTTGATATGAGATTTATAGATGGCCTCTGTAGCTGCGTCTGTGGCTCCATCTCTAACCCACTCGGCCTTTATGACTTCGAACATTTCTGTATAAGGGATTACATTGACATTTGACATTGTTTCTCCTTATGCCGGCCTGAATTTTTCAATGTTTGCTATATTAGGATTGTCCGGCTCTAATTGTCTCATTATGTTTTTAAATTCATTCACTGTTTCCTTATTCTTTTTATCCCAAGCCGATTGTCTATCTATAGCCTTCGTCTTATTTATCTTATCATAATCAGCTACATTGGCTACTACCATACTGCCTTTCTTGCTTATATTGCGCATACCAATAGGATGAAGTTCATGCTGAGGTACCATTCCTACTACAAACTTATCTTTTAAGACTTTGGCCTTCTTCCAGAGATAATCTCTCATAGCAGGAGAAAGTTTATCAGGAGCTCCTCTATCAAGATTTTTCTTATAATTTTTCATCTCCTTGCGCATCTGTGGTATATCCTGAACCCTCTCCAGCGGCTTATAAGAACCTCCACCAAAAGCTTCCGGGTTAGAAACTACTTCACCACTTAAAACTCTTTTGCGCCAAAGGTATTCACTCTCAATCTCCTTGCGCGCTGTTAAATGATGGACTTTATTCAATGGTACATCTTTAAAACTTTTACGATTTATAATGATCATTGCAAATCCCTTCTTATTATTAAATTAGGGTTCTTAACATATGGTTTCTCCTGCTGAGGGATCTTAGGCCCATCAGCTGAAACATTCACCTTACACCCACAATGCTTACATCTATAAGCATATACATAAGGAGATATCCTCTCTATGAATTTCATCTTTGTCCTAAGTGCACCTACAAAAGGTTGATTTGAGGGACACATCCCAAAAGGACATCTTAATGAAGTTCTTAATGATTTCTTATCACCCATCATTCCCGAAACAAAATTACCACCAAATGCTTTCATCCAACCCATTACTTCACCCCATCGATAACAGGCTGGGGAAGAAAGCTATGCTTTTGACCAATCTTCTTCTCTAGGTATTTAGCCTTATCCAATTGCTCATCAGTAAGGCCTTTTCCCCAGCCTGCTTTTCTCAAGTTTTTCTCTTGTTCAGAACGAGTCTTCCCAAGAGTTGCACCCTTGTTGATATACACTATTTACCTGCCTTGTCCTTATCGTCTGCTGTTTCAATCTTAGGTGCTTCCTTTGGTTCTTCTTTCTTTGCTTCTTTTTTTACTGCTTTTTTTGCTACTTTCTTCTCAGCCATCTTTTGCCTCCTGTACTATGAGCTATTATACAGTATCAACTATTGTCTGTGAAGCATCCATACAGCCAATAAAGCGTAATGCACCTGTACCTTCATCAGCAGCAGTACCACCAGCTGATGGAACTACAGCAGCCGATGAATGAAAATTACAAGCTGACACTATACCATCTACAGCGCCGTTAGCATCTACTAATAATGTTGCCTGATCAAAATGACAGTACTTCATCAGAAATTCACTCATAGGACCAACTAAGCGAACCATAGGATCTACTGTTTCTGCTGATCCACTATGAGACATAAAGTTACAGCCTATGACCTGGGCACCACGTCCTATTCCACCAGTAGCATTATCTATAGTAATATTAGTGTCGCAGTTTGTGAATGTGCAATTCTGGATTACAGGGAAGTAATGTCCGCCCTGAATGTAAACACCAGACTTCTCTGCTTCTGCACAATATCTGATATGACAGTTTGAAATCATAGAACCAGCAGAACCTGCTATTGCTGTCCACGTACTTGAACCTCTGAGATATACACCACCAGTACCACCGTTGCTATTCATCCTGTGTATACTAAGATTCTCTATTCTGGTACTAGGCGCATAGACATCAAATACATAGCCCGAGGAATCACTTCTTACCTTCGGTCCATATACTGAGCCTGCATTGGTTGTGCCTATGATGCTTACTGAATGCTTCGCATAAGGTATAATCTGATTTTCTTCATAGACCTCTTGATCCGAAGCATCGGCCTTCGGTACTCTAGGCCTAACATAGATGGTATCCCCAGCGGCCATTTCAGTTACCGCCTTTGCTATTGTTGCAAACGCATTCGTTGGCTTTTTACCGCTTTGGCCATCATTACCATTATCACCATCTACAAACCATACTTGACTACCCCAGTAGCCTGCAAAACTACTTCCTACTGGTACTCCACCATATTGATACAATCCATCTCCAACTGTACTCATTTTCTTCTCCTTTGCCTACCAACCTTTCGGCAACCACTAATCGGATGTGGCAAGTAGGACACTTTTCGATGGGGAGAGTATTTCCGATTACAACTCCCCCCACCTAATTACTTTAGATTAAGCTACCAAGTTACCATAGATCCATACCCAATCAGCCCAGGCTACTCCACAACGATAATATGATAAATACTTCGCTATCATAGTATCGCTATCTTTGTCCTGGAAGAACTGGATAGCTTCTCTATTCCACCATAGGGCATATTCTTTTAGACCGCTGTAGTCTATCATAAACCAGTTGTTTACGTCAGTCAGTCTCTTCCATACTATCATCTTATACTTGCCTTCATGGAAGTTTCCGTTGTTATTCGCCGTATCTACCTGCCCTTTAGAGTTAATTATCTCCCAACCCGTCTGTTCCTGAGCTGGAGGAATCATTAAGGTGTCTCCATCTACCGAAGTCATTTCACCCTGATCGTCCCTAAAGTCAGTCATTGCCAATCTAATTACTTCAATATTGGTTGCTCCCAAAGCCAAGGTGTTTTCGTTAGACTGTGTTGATACCCCTGCCACATTAGAGGGATGGTCTGCTGCACAAAGTTCTGTGCCATCACCATCAGCGGCCTCATATGTAAATGCCAGGTTATACATACTTGCACCTAGTTTCTCCCTACTTCGATTAGCTGAAGTAGCAAGACCTTTAGGCCTACGATCTATTACACGCTGCATATCATCTGCTGCTAGCCGTCTCTGAATCTGAATCTGTGCTGCATACTCAGTAAACGTATATGTTTTGTCATAGCCCTGCTCTGGCTCTACGACCTGTATACGCCCTGAAAACTCAACGTGATCTGGTACAGAACCTACCTGTGTATCCTGCTCAAAAGGCTTATCTGTACTCAATACATTAAACACGTCAGGAATCATCATAGGTAACTGAGCATATTGATCCATGTATACCTTCCTAAGATCGGTAAGCATAAGATCTGGCCAATTTGATGCTAACATTATACCCATTTTATGCCTCCTTTCTTAGGCTGGTAAATCTTGGAATACATGGCTTGTTAACCAAACTTCGGCCTGCGCTCTAAAAGCCCCTAGGTCATTCAATCCATCATCTCTCCACTCTCTGAGAGGATGCCATGGATCTGATTCATGCTTGGCAAGATTTTCCCAAATACCCAATCCTACACAAAGGCCTTCTGACGCATCGTTAGCTGTCTTATCTGTTAAAGAACACAATCCTACCCCATCATCCGTCAAACCAGTTCTAGTGCACATCTTAGGCAATATCAGAATTAAATCGGTCGTTGTTGCTACATCCATTGCCGTTATCAATACACAAGATCCAGTAGCTGCTGACGATTCTATAAACCTCAGCTGTCCAGGCTTATAGGCCGTTGAAGATGTCCTAGCTGTTGAAAATACCCACCCTGCATCCAAATCATCCTGAAGATCTGTTATCGTCAAGGTTGTACTTGTGGAAGCAGTAATGTTCGCAGTTATGACATTTCCATCGCCTGAATCAACATCGTCCTGTTGATAGTACTCTGCAAAATACAGTACCTGAGGACTGATAATACAAGGTAGATAGTTGCCGTCTACGGTTACTCCTGCATCGGCTTTGTAATCCGTACCTATCTTGTATGCTCCGCCATCATTACCAAGGTTGTTCTTATCTCCTACAGCTTTCGTAGAACTTGCCTGCAGAACACCTATGGCATCAAGGGCGGCAGTACCATCATCAGCTGCTGCCTTAATGAAGTATGCCACGCTAGCATCTGAACCTGTCAAAGCTCCAGAACTGTTAGCGCTTGGATTCCACATCATTAAAGCACCATCTTCAAGCGTGCCTGAATCATAGACTCTGATGTTCGTTTGAAGGGGCGTTTGACCTACTAAAGCTCTTGAAAGTTGCATTTTACGCCTCCTGTTTAAAGTTAAATTACTATTTTACTAAAATCTGAGTCAAGCCCTTCCATGACTATTTACCTCCGTCATAAAGAAAGCTTCCGCAATTTGGACATCCACCCACCGTCTCCGGCTCGTAGTAATAGTTTGTTTCCGTCTTGCCAGATGGGTAAGTAATTGTCACCGACTGCTGACTCCCATGGTCTATGCCTTTCCCTGCGAAACTCCCGTCCCTTAATCTTGTGTCTTTATCCGGATCACATATCCATCCGCAGAACTTACATCTTACCAATCGGGATTCATCGCCCTTTACTCCAAACCAATTCCTCGTGTCATGCGCTCTTAATCTTGCGCCCGTGTGTGGTTGAGGATAAAGGTCCCTAAACATACATAGCCTCTTTATACTTTCTTACCGCTTTTATGTCTTCCCAACTTTTTCTAAGGAAATCATAATCTTGAGTTTTTGTGGCTTTCGCCATAGTAAACTCTCGCCATATCTGATAGTCTCTCCTTTTCTTACTCATAGGAGTAAACTTATCAAATATCTCTATCATCCTCAAACAGTTCCTAACACCAAATATTCGTAACATAGCTTGAGGATTACCTTCGTGTATTGTACCGCTATTCTTTTTTACACCTGCTCTATGATAAACATATCCAACACCTAGTTCTTCTACAATTCTATCTAATAGAAATTTATCATCGTCTCTTAAACCAATAAGCAAAGATGGATAAAACTGGCTTACACGTCCTGTTCGTATATAATATCTATCATCCTTTTTGTTGGTTTCTATCATGAAACAAGCTTCACCATCACAAAATCCACTCAACCATGCGTAAAAGTGTTCCTTACTCTGCCACATTGGTTTAAACATTTTTAGACCCCTCTATTATAAGGAATTGTCGGGTTATCACGTACCTGACAATATTCCTCTAAATTTTTATATAGCCCCTTTGTTAC